GGCAAGCCGGGACATTTTTCAAACAATTTCGATGAGACGGATGGAATACGTTGTCGCATAGGTGTTGCCGGTCTACGGCCTCGTAAAACACCTCCACCGGATCGGGCTTCGGTGGTGTCTGTGCGGCGGTGAGGGCGTCGATGGCGTCGAACATCTTAATTATAGCCCGCAAGCGTTCGTCAGTGAGGGGGTGGGTTATCCGCACCTCGCCAGCCGCAGCAATCACCGCATCCTTCAACGCCTGATGCGGGTCGGGGGGGATCGGGCAAACCGCACTAGGTTCGACGATGCTATAAGCGTTGTCGCCGGTCGCTATCATTGCGCCTCCGTGCCTCCCAGCGTGCAACACCCGCACCCCGATTATGCCGCCATCTTTCACTGTCATCGCACACTCTCCAACTCACACCGGGCGGACAGCACAAGCGCGCCGCTAACGGTCAGGTCATCGACAATCCCCGCGCGCGCGACCTCGCACATGTCGCGGTTCTGGTATGGCGCAGGGGGTGGGGTGATTAGGATCAGGCCGCGTAGGGCTATGAGGGTTAGGTGGAGGGTCATGCGGCCAACTCCCCAGCCAGGTCGCCGCCCCATTGCAGAGCCATCGCGCGGGCAACTCCGTCGAACGTGCGGGAGCGTTCGCGCCACCTGTTCGCGCTCGGCGGCATGCGGTGAACGCGGGCGGTGCGACCATCGACAACATCGGTCGGACGCAGCGGCATCAGGCCATGCAGCCAGAGGCATGTTGCTTTTGTCTCGCCATGGCCGAATTGCCACGGCTGGATAATCTGCGCCGGCTTCCGATACCCTGCGATGCGCTCTTTTGCGTGCCGGTGCATGATCGGGTTTTCGATGGCACGGCGCGGGACCGGCGCATTCCAGAGCGCGGAAAACAGATCGGCGGCGCGGTCCAGATCGGCCCACAAATTGCGCTCTGCCAGCCAGCGAACGCCGGAGTTGCATAGCCGGGTGCATGGCGGATGGAACACCGCGAGCAAATCCCAGCCGTCATGCAGCACATCGCGCACGTCGCCTACGATATGCTTGTTGCTGCCGTCCTCTGCCGGCAACAGGTCGCACGACCATGCATCATGGCCGAGGGCAGCGAATGCGCGGCGAACCACGCCGGAAAACTCGCAGCCGATGAGCACTTTTAATGGAACAGCCGCGCCAGCGCGGTGAGATGGTGGTGGCGCGGTCATGCCATCGCCTCCTTGACCGCGGCGCGGAAACGCTCGGCTTCCCGTTCCGCGTCCAGCACCAAGGCGGCAAGAGCGAATAGACGGTCGCGCAATGATCCTGGTGGCACCGTGGCGGCTGTTTCGGACAAGATCGCGGATGGTGGCTTGGCATCGGTCATGACAGCACCATGCGGGCAACGGACATGACCAGCGACACCATCACGCCAGCGGAGGCGCAGAGGGACGCGACAAACAGGCACCGCCAGAACGCCCGCTCGGCTTGCGTGATCGGCTTACGCCCGGCCGGATATCGATCGGTGATGCAACGGCGTGATGTGGATGTGGTGGATGAGGTAGCCATGTCGGTAGCCTCCATCGGGTTGATGGAGCATTGTTGGAGAAACCAGCAATTCGCGTCAAGCAAAAATGTTGGTAAAACCAGCAGGCGAAAATTTATTTTCTATCGGCGCATCCAACCGCCAACATTTTACGCTAGGCGTCGGGTGCTTTTTTGGTCCGGCGCCGCTTGGCGACCAGGGTTGGCGCCGATTCGGGCGGGGTGACGGCGCGGTAGTTTTCGAATCCCGGATTCGGCAGGGCTGAAAACGGCGTCGGCGCGATGCCTGGCCCGACCTTGAGGCGGAAAAAGACATGCATCGTAATCCACGCATCCTCTAGCGCGCCGTGATGAGCGCCAGCGCGCGGCATTCCAATGAGGCGTGCGAGATCGTCCAGCTTGCCGTTGGGCAGCGCAGGGTCACGTTGCGCCGCTCGCATGGTGCAGAATGTTTCCCGACCGCGCATCCCGACGCCGGCAAGACGCATCTCACGTTCGATGAATTTGAGATCGAATGCGACGTTGTGGCACACAACCAGCCTAGCGCGCTCAAATAGCTCGGCAATTTCCGCAGCACGGGCCGCGAACGGCTCCTGGAAAGACAATTCGTGATCGGTGTGGCCGTGCACTTTTTGCGCCATCGGGTGGCTAGATCGGCCGGGGTTGAACACAAAATGCGTCGGGGCGAAGTTCATATTCCGGCTGCCGTCCGGCTTTTGCTGCATGCTGTTGAGCATTACAGCGCCAAACGACACGACGCGATCGTCGTCCATCACGCCCGTCGTCTCGGTATCGAATACCAAAATTGGAAAATCTAGCCGGTCAAAGCTGCCCAATAGGCGCCGATTGGTATCCCGATCGATCGCCGGCCGGCGCGCATCCACACCCGAAGGCGCGATAATACGGCGCGTCCACACGGATGCATCCTCGCCCGGTTGAGGCATCGCCATCGGCCGCCGCACCCATGCAGCCGGTTGGGCAGATTTGGCCGTGCCTCCAAAGAGCCTGCGCAACCATTCAAACATGTTGCCTCCCTATGGCATGGCAACTCACCTATGCGCGCATCATACAAACGTCAACGCATCGTTAATATGATAAAGCGGAGTCCAGACAATAACTTACGACTCGATCATTCCGGCAGGAGTCTAAAACATGTTTTACGCAAGTTAACTTATTGCTTAGACTCCGTTTTTTTATTGTGACAAGGTTTTGCCGCGGTCACTTTGCGGAGCATCATCATGAGCAAGAGCACTCTTATCGACGAGATACGACCGGATAACGCGGGCAACCGTGTCCCGTTGGTTTTGGTTAAGTCTGGCCCAGTTTTGGAGGAGTTCGGCGCCCTCGCGGTCCTCCTCAGCATTACGCGGGAGCTGGACGCTCGCGCCGCCCGCGCCCGTTTCCAGGTAGTCCATAGTGACGTGATAAAACGACGCCATCCGCAAGAGTAGTTCGCGGCTGGGGTCATCCCTCCCGTTTTCGATGTTCGAGATATGCCCGTGGCTGGTTTCAAACTCAGCCGCGGCATCTTCCTGCGTCATGCCGGCTTTGCGGCGCAAAGCAAAAAGACGAGCGCCGCGCGGCGGCCGTTCGCGTTTGGGGGGTGTGGGTTCTTTTGTCATAGCCATAGGCTATTCGCGCGCAAAAAATAATGTGCTGGAAAACCCAACATTTCGCTTGACGCAGAATGCTGGTTTCTCCAACAATGCGGCATGGACACGAAAACAGTCATCGAAAAAGCGGGCGGCTTAACGAAGCTGTCGTCGCATCTCAACATCCACCATTCCACGGTGCACGGCTGGAAGCGCGTCCCTGCGCACCACGTCCTCAAGGTCTCGACCATCACCGGCATATCGCCGCACGAACTACGGCCGGACGTGTTCGCGCTGCCGGCGTGCGCGGTGCAGGTGCAGCAATGAGCGATTTCCTCGCCGGCATCGCTCTGCCTTTGGCGTCGGTCGCGTTCGCTATTGTGGTCGCCGCATTCTTCCATTCTCAACCCTCCCGCCACGGTGACGAGTGGGACCAGATAGAGCGTTCCCGCTCCGTCATGGTGGCCCCGTCGCCTTCGGCTCATGTGGTGGCGCCATGAAATCCATCATCGCTTCGCCTTTCGTCATGGTTGGCATGGCCTACTCCTTTGGGTTGGCGTGCTGGCGGCGTTCAAGTCTGTGTCTTTCGATCCGTATGAGTAACACGCTCACAATTTCCGCGATGGGTTGCAGCCCGTTGCGCGGCAGCTCGTGTTCCATGACCAGCAATATGGACCATGTGCGATGCGAACTTCCAGCAATGAAGATACGCGAAAGTTTCCAAATTCCATGATTACCGACGCCACCTATTGCGAGGCCACAACAAAGGCAATTCGCGCGGCATTTCCTTCCCGGCATGGCCGGAAAGACGTTGCCCGCCTGCTCGGTGTGTCCGCTCGCACGGTGTCGAATTGGTTTGACGGTTTGAACGCGCCGCGAGGCGCCGAATTGCTCCGGCTGATGCAGTCATCTGACGCAATCGCAGCGGAGATCAACGCGCTCATAGGGAACAAGGATGTTAACAATGATCATTGAAGCCGTCCCATGCATGCCGGGCTTTACTTATGGACGCGATGCGCTCGGGGTTGCGCACCTCGAAATCCGCCTGTTTTTGTTCCGCGTCCTGTTTATGCCCGGCTCCGCGATTGCGCACATGCGCAAGATGGATCGCACCCTGCGCCATGCGCGCGCACGGCTGGCGCCGCCGCCTGTGCGGGGGATTTAAGCCATGCGCCGTTGGCCGCAACTCCGCGAAGACGCACTGCGCAAGATGTATGAAATCGACGCCGTGCCGCGCGACGAAATCCTCGCGCGCCTCAACGCCATGCCAGGCGATGGTGTCTCGCTGCCCGCGCTGAAATGTAAGGTTAGTTCGTTGCGCCTGCGCCGGCCGCCGCATTTCGTCGCCGCATACACCCGCCCCGGCATGCGATGGACAGATCCGCGCCGTGTGGCTGTTGTCGTTGAAATGTGGCCCGCCGGCATCCCGCGCAAGATCATCGCCGATGCGGCGAACGCGCTGCCCGGCCCGACCGTGACGCCTCAAATGGTCAAGCACAAGGCCGGCGAACTGCGACTGCGCCGGCCGGCATGCTCACCCAAACCACGCAATCACGTGGTTATCGTTCGCACTGACGCTTGGACGCCAGCACGCAACGCCAAATTGCGCGAAATGGCAGCCGAGGGCCTGTCGCCATCGCAGGTGTTGCAGGTGCTCAACGGCATGGAAGGCGAGCACGTCACCGGCCGGATGCTGCGCCGCAAGCTGGAACGCTCCGGCCTCAAGCTCCGGCCGGAACTGCGACTGCCACGCCCGCGCATCGTCTCTCCGCCCGTTGGCCGCCCGGTCATCACGGCGCCGGTTGTGGTGCTGGACGAAGAACCGCTGCCCGACCTGGCGCCAAGCCCGGATGGTCTCGTTTACGCACCATTCAAGCACGTTCGCGGATGGTGCCGAGCGCGGGGGTTTGATTGCGACGGCACCGATATGGACCGCGTGAATAAGGTGCGCAGTTATTACGGTGTGCCGCCCTTTGTCATCGACTGGACGACCGGAGGTGCTCGCCATGCCACGCGTTAGCCCATTTGCGGACGAACATGCCGCCGCACGCCAACACCTGATGGACCAGTTGCACGCCGATCATTGGACGGTGGTTGGCTGGTGGAACGGATTTTTTGACGTGCGGCACGCATCCGGCATCAGCCCGGCCGCGCTGCAACGCGCATCGGATGTGAACGACGTGGTGGTGATGCACCGGGCTGGCCCGAACGGCCGCGCCACGATCGAAGCCCGCATTGCCGGCCCGCATTGGCGGAAATGGATGACGAAAGGAGGACTGAAATAATGCGCAGCGACCTGAATCCCAATCGACCAGCACTCAACAAATTCGAGTGGACCGAGGCCCGGCGCGCGTTGTTCGCGCTGATGTGGATGCGCGGCGATACGGCGCCGAAAATTGCGCAGGCCATCGGGTGCACGGAATGGCAGGCGGCGAAATACCGCGCGCGGACCGATCTGCCGCCACGCAAGGGCGCGATGCATCCATCCGCCCGGCGCGCGGCGATCCTTACGCCGCAAATCCAGAAATTGCGTGCGCAGGGGATGAGCCAGGCCGACATCGCCACCGCGCTGAACATCTCGAAGACAATGGTTTCCAATCGTTGCGGCTGCACCGCGCGGAGCACGTTCTCCCAGGTTGGTGTGCCCGACATTGGAACACCTGCATGGCAGCGCCGGCAGGCCGGTCCTGAGCCGCTCATGCCGTTTCACCCCATAGCGATGGGCGTGCTGATCGAAGCCCGCTCTATCGCGCTCTGACACCCGGCGCCGACACCTTCAACGATTGACGGCGGGCAGTCGCAACAGCGTTCCTCCCTAACCAACGTGAGCCGGGGCATTTCGACACTCACGCGGCATGGGCAAAGCGGTCGGCACCTCGGACATGGGACGAGGCGGTTAAGGCTAAGGGACGCTCCCGCCTATCCAGTTTTAGAGATCGGGCGATAGCCCGTTGCGCATCCGGCGCGCGACTGCCGGACGACACGCCTTCCGACACGTCACGCCACAGCAGGACACTGCACATTACCGCACTCCACGCCACCCCATACGCACCCGCACGGCCCGCGCCGGGTGTGTTCAACCAGCGGGCAAGCAATCCACCATCAGGAACCCACAAATGGCGATCTCTCTCGACAGCCTGCGCCGGGGCGGCGTGCCACAACCCGAGCGGCTCATCATCTATGGCCCGCATGGCGTCGGCAAAACGTCCATCGCGGCCGGCGCACCCAGCCCGGTCATCATCCAGACCGAGGACGGCCTCGGCATGCTGGACGTGCCGACGTTCGGCGTGTTGCGTGACTTTCGTGACGTGACCGCGGCGATTGGCGAACTGGCGAACGGCGATCACGACTTCCAGACCGTCATCGTGGATTCGCTCGATTGGTTGGAGCCGCTGATCTGGTCTTACACCTGCGAATTGCAGAAATGGAATTCCATCGAAGACGCCGGCTATGGCAAGGGCTACCTCGAAGCCGACAAGCACTGGCGACACTTTTTCGACGGCATGGATGCGCTGCGGACCAACCGTAACATGGGCATCATCCTGATTGCGCATACCGAGGTCAAAACATTCGAGCCGCCCGACAGCGCCGCTTATGACCGCTACCAGCCTAAGCTGCACAAGCGGGCCTCGGCATTGGCACAGGAAAACGCCGATGGCGTGTTCCTGGTCAACTACCGCGTCTCGCTCGTCAAAGACGACCCAAAGGACAAAGACAGCCGCCAGCGTGGCGTCGGGGCTGGGCAGCGCGTGCTCTACACCGAGGAGCGGCCGTCCCATCTCGCCAAAAACCGTTGGCGCATGCAGCCCGTCATCGCCCTACCGGACGACCCTGACCAGATGTGGCCGACCATCGCCGCTCAACTGCCGTTTCACAACCAACCAAAGGCCGCTTAATCATGGCAATGCTCCCAGGACATTTTGACGCCACGCAAGTTGAACCCAACGCGCCGCGCGATATCGTGCCGGCCGGCGATTACATCGCTCAGATCGTCAAGAGCGAGATGAACCCGACGAAAGACGGCACCGGCCAAATGCTCGTGCTGGAACTGGAAATCCTCGATGGCCCGCAGACCGGCCGGCATATCTGGGACCGGCTCAACCTCCGCAATAAAAACGCGACCGCCGAACAGATCGCGCAACAAACGCTTTCCGCGATCTGCCACGCGGTCAACGTGCTGTCAGTGCAGGACAGCGAGGCGCTGCATTTTAAGCCCATGATGGTCAAGGTCAACGTCCTTCCGGCCGGAACAGACTCGAGGGGCTATGAGCGCCGTGAGCCGCAGAACGAGGTGAAGGGCTACAAGCCGGCGCCGGGTGGTGCAGCGGCACCCGCTCAGCACCATGCGCCGGCAGCCGCACCGGCCGCCGCCAAGCCGGCATGGGGTGCAGGTGCGGCGGCCACCAAGCCCGCACCGGCTGCCGCTGCCGCGCCGGCCTCGGCACCGTGGCGCCGGTCGGCTTAGCTCTGTCCGGGGCTGGCGAACACTTTCCAGGGCGGACGCCAGCCCCTTTCCACCGATCCACCAAAACGACGGCAGAAGGCGGATGCTATTATGGCAGGACTTCCCGCGCCTCCAAGCCCCACGCTCAACGCAATCTGGGCAAGCTACGAGGCCACCCAAGATGACGGATACCGCGAGCACCTCGGCGCGTCCCTGATCGGCGCATCGTGCGACCGGGCGATATGGTATTCATTCCGCTGGACCACGCGCGCTCGGTTTTCCGGTCGCATGCTCCGGTTGTTCGAGACCGGCAACCTGGCGGAAGCGCGTTTCGTCGCCAACCTCCGCGCGACCGGCGCAACCGTGCTGGACATTGACGACAGCACCGGTCGGCAATGGGTGTTGCGCGACGATAGCGGCCACTTCGGCGGCAGTATGGACGGCTGCGCCATCGGCATCCTCGAATCGCCGAAAACGTGGCACGTGACCGAGTTTAAGACGCATTCGGCCAAGTCATTCGCCTCATTGGTGAAGGACGGGGTGCAGAAGGCCAAGCCGCAGCATTACGCGCAAATGCAGGCCTATATGCATCTGACCGGCATGACCCGCGCGCTCTACATGGCGGTCAACAAAGACAACGACGATATGCATGTGGAACGCATCCATTACGACGCAACCGCGGCGTTGCGGTTGATGGCCCGCGCTTCATTCGTGGTCAATTCCGCCTCGCCACCATCGCGCATCAGCGAAGACGCCTCGTGGTTTCAATGCCGGTTTTGCGACCATGCCGACGCATGCCACGGCGGCCGGTTGCCGGACGCGCATTGCCGATCCTGCCTGCACTCGTCGCCCGTGGAAGGCGGCAAATGGACCTGCGAACTGACCGGCGAATACCTCGACCGCGCGGCGCAGATCGAAGGGTGCGGCCGTCATCTTTACATCCCCGGCCTCGTGCCCGGCGAACAAATCGACGCGGATCCCGCGATCGGATGGGTGTCGTATCGCATGCGCGACGGCTCAACCTTTACGGATGGAGTGCCGTTCTAATGCGTGAAGATTACGCGGAGTTTCTCGCGCGCAAGGCTCCGGTTGCGCAATCGATCGGCATAGAAGCCGGCCCGCTCCCGCCGCACCTCTTCGACTACCAGGCCGAATGCGTCCGATTCGCACTCAAGCGCGGCCGTGCGGCGATGTTTTTGGATACCGGCCTCGGCAAAACAGCCATCCAGTTGGAATGGTGCAGGCAGGCGGCTGACGCCAGCAACGGCATGGCGCTGTTGCTGACACCGCTTGCCGTGGCGCGACAGATCGAACGCGAGGCGCACCGTTTTGGCTATGAAGCCCGCGTCATCCGCCAGCAATCGGACGCCGGGCCGGGCATCAACATTTGCAACTATGACCGGCTCGACCTGTTGCAGCCGGATGCATTCGGCGCGGTCAGTCTGGACGAAAGCAGCATCCTCAAATCGTTCACCGGAGCCACAACCCGCGCGCTGATCGCCGCGTCGCCGGTATGGATGAACACGCGCGAAACGGACGTTTTGAACGCCATCCGCGCGCCGGGCGACGAAAAGCACATCTGCCCTATGCCGCTCGATCTGACCGAGCGGGCAACCCGGCTGTGGTCAAATCCTGGTGACGTGGTGCTATCGCCTTTCACCGGCATCGGATCTGAAGGCGTGGTCGCGCTGCGCAACCGGCGCAAATTCGTCGGGGTGGAACTGAAAGACGCATATTTCCGACAGGCCGCGCGGCACCTCGATGTTGCGTCACGATCCTCCGGCACGCTGTTCGATTCGATCGGCACCGCCGCATGACCCTCGCTCTCCGACCCTACCAGCGGGAGGCGATCGATGCGCTCTACTCCTGGTTCAATGATAACGACGGCAACCCGCTCGTGGTCATCCCGCCCGGGGCCGGCAAGTCACTCGTCATCGCAACATTCATCCGCGAGGCATTGGAAGCGTGGCCCGACACGCGCGTGCTCGTGCTCACACATGTCAAGGAACTGATCAGCCAGAATTTTCAAGAACTGCTCGGCTTCTGGCCGGACGCGCCGGCCGGCATCCAGTCGGCCGGGCTGGGCAAACGGGATTTGCACTCGCGCATTCTGTTCGCCGGCATCCAGTCCATCCACAAGCACGCCGTCACGCTGCAACGGGTTGATCTGGTGTTGGTGGACGAGGCGCACCTGATCCCGCGCAACGCCGATACGATGTATGGCCGCTTTCTCGACCAACTCCGCCAGATCAACCCTTACATCAAAATCGTTGGTTTCACGGCCACGCCCTACCGGCTTGACAGCGGAATGCTGCACAAAGGCGAAGGCGCGGTGTTCTCTGATGTGGCTTACGACGCCGGCATCCGCGACGTGATCGAACAGGGCTATCTGACGCAGCCGATCACGCAAGACGCGTTGGCGCGAATCAACACGGACGGCATCGGCACGCGCGGCGGTGAGTTTATCGCCGGCCAACTCGCACGCGCGGCGAGTGACCCGGAAGCGGTGGAAGCCATCGCGGGCGAAATCGTGGAAGCCGGGCGGGACCGCAAGGGTTGGATCGTGTTCGGTTGCGGTGTGGAGCATTGCACCATGCTGCGTGACGCCCTGCGCGACCGTGGCGTGACCTGCGAGGCCATCTATGGCAAGGCGGCGGCGGCAGATCGTGACAGCATCATCGCGGCATTCAAGCGCCAGGAAATCCAGGCGCTCGTCTCCGTTGCGGTGCTCACGACCGGCTTTAACGCTCGGCATGTGGACCTGATCGCCATTGCCCGGCCAACAAAAAGCGTCGGGCTTTACATCCAGATGGTTGGCCGTGGCACGCGGCTATCCCCCGGCAAGACGGATTGCCTCGTGCTGGACTTTGGCGGCAACGCGCAACGGCACGGGCCGATCGATGCGCCGCGCGTGAAAGCGCCTGGCACGGGTGACGCCGACATGCCGGAGAAGCAATGCAAGGATCGCGTTATCGGTGGCTTCCAGATCACCGGATGCGATGCGTTCAACCTGATCGCGGCCGGCAAGTGCATATCCTGCGGGCAGCCGTTCGCGCGCGAAAGCAAGGTGGATCTGACCGCCAGCGCCGCGGCGATCCTGACGACGCACATCAAGCCGGAATGGTTGCCGGTGACGGATGTGATGTATCGACGCCACGAAAAGCCGGGAAAGCCGCCTTCGTTGTGCGTCACCTACCTGACGGGATTCAACGCGCATCGTGAGTGGTCCTGTTTCGAGCATACCGGCCCGGCGCGAATGCGGGCGGTGCAGTGGTGGCAGAAACGCGCGCCGGCCACGCGGGTGCCGAACACGGTTGCCGAGGCGATGGACAACCTGACCGCCCTGCGCAAGCCGACGCAAATCCTCGTCCGCAAGGCCGGCAAATACACGGAAATCGTTGGCGTGTCGTTTGAACCGATCACGCAACAGGAAGGGAGCAAAGCGCAATGAACGATCACGCCAACAAACGCGCGCCGTGGGCTGCCAAGCCGACCACGCTGCCGGCGCCTGAGCCGAAGCCGGCGCGGGTGAAGATGACGGAGGAGGAGAGGAGGGAGAAGGTGAAGGCGAGGGCCGCGGCATATCGCGCGGCTAATCCGGAGAAGGTGATGGCGAAGGATGCGGCATATTACGCGGCTAATCCGGAGAAGGTGAAGGCGAAGGATGCGGCATATTACGCGGCTAATCCGGAGAAGGTGAAGGCGAAGGCCGCGGCATATCGCGCGGCAAATCCGGAGAAGGTGATGGCGAAGGATGCGGCACGGCGCGCGGCCAATCGTGAAGCCATCAACGAACGCCGCCGCCTTGCTCGTGCCGCCAACCGGGAAGCCATCAACGAACGCCGCCGCCTAGCTCGCGCTGCCGCCAAAGCGGCGGCCGCTGCCAACCCGCCCGCGTGAAATGGCCCGAATCACCATTGCGCTGCCGCAATCCCGCCTGCCTGCGACGCGCCTGGCATTGGGACTGGTGGAAGCCTGCACGGCACCTCAACGCGCATTTGATGATCCCGACATGCTCTCGAATTTGTCTCGAAATGATCCAGGAGCGACGAAATATGATTGACGCAAACGCAGCCGAATTGCGCGCTATGGATGCGGCCTCCGACGCGGCCGGCGAATTTATCGAAAAAACCGGGCAGACCGATATGGCGCGGTGGCAGCCAGACACATGGCAATCGTTCATCGCCACCGTATGCGGCGGATACGTCAACAGCATCATCACGCAACAAGTGGAAGTGAACGACGCGGCCGGCAAAGTGAGGGCCGGGTAATGGTCGCACTCGTATTCGACGCCACGGTCATTCCAGCCGCGCCGGAGGTAACCCTCACGTTTGGCCGCAACCGCTCGGAAATCCGGTGGAACGATCAGCGCGCCATGTCGTTCGTTGAACTGGCCGGCATGCTCTCGACGGCCACGGTCGGGCAGAAGGACGGCTCGTGCTACACGCCGGCCGTATTTAGCGGCACGGCCCGGCGCAAAGAGCAGGCGACCCGGATCGATATCGCGGTGCTGGACGCCGATTGCGGCCATTCGTTCGGTGAGATCGAACGGGCCGTCACCGCGCGGGGGTGGCGCGTCATCATCCACTCCACCTATTCGCACCTGTCCGACCAAACCGTCATATCCGCCGACGCCTATGACAAATGGGCGGCCGATCAGGGCGAAGGCGCGACGGTCGCCGCCTACATGCAGGCCAAGAAGGGCTATCTGCCGCGCGTGGTGGAATCAGCGCAGATCGTGGAAGAACTGCGGGACGGGCAATCGCGCAACTACATCATCAAGCATGCGCCATGCCCAAAGTATCGCATCATCCTGCCACTGCAAGACCCGTGGCGCGCGGCGGATTTCGACACGCAGCACATCGCCAACGCGACCTGGCGCGAGCGGATCGGGGCGCTCGCATTCGCCCTTCGCCTGCATCACGATCAGTCCTGCGTGGATACCTCCCGCCTATTCTACCTCCCGCGCATTCGTGACTCCGGGCAGAAATACGAGATGGCCTGCCTGGCCGGCACGGATTGCCCGATTTGGGAATTGCCCGAAGCGACCGAGGCGACGGACGAGGCCGGCAAAGATCGG